CAACAGGAGCTTTAGTGGGTGCAGTTACCGCACCCACTAAAGCTCCTGTTGACGCACCTCCGACTCTTTTCTCAAAGCCGCCCTCTTCACCTAGAAAACCAGCCACGGCTCCACCACCAGTTCCCAGAAGAGCCTGCTTACCTAGCTCTGCGGATATTCTTGCCAATGGAGCCGTAAGAGCCATACGAGCTGGTTGTGGGCTTTTGGTGAGAAGAGTTCCAGCTACCACAGTAGGCACTGCACCAGCAAGCTGTGCGGCGGCAGTTTTGATCGGGTACTGTTCTTGAGATAATTTTATCTTGCGTCGTATGTCGGCGAGTGTTTTGTCGTAATCACCTAGCAGTCCGCCAGCCGTGACGATACCAGCCTCCAACTCGTCTCCACCTTCAAGAAACATTCCCTGAGCCATATTCCTTAAATACTGCTCGCCCCCATCCTCAGCAGTAGACACAGCGGGAGTTTCGTCAGCAGAAGTTTCGTCAACACGTTGTGCGTAGAACGTTAGCGCGTTCCTGTCGTTCGCTTCATCTAGCTCTGACTGAGGTACAGGTCTTATATAAATATTATTCATAAGATTAATCCTTATTAACCAGTTTTACCAGTTCGGTAATTTTTCTCGCCAACAGGCGGCCTTTCACTAGCAGGTCTCTTCTCATACACTCCATCTTCCCCTTTGACTTTGAAGTAAGTTCCATCGCGCAGGTCTGCGGCTTGCTCAGGTTTATTGAGTATAACTGGATTACCGATATCCCCGACAGTTATGGCGTTGTTAAGCTGTTCTATAGTTATCGTTGCTGGGTCTTTATATGATGGTTCATACGTTTGTGACAGAGGTCGCACAACTCTACTTGCATCAAGTCCATACGCATTTGCAAGTCGGTTATATTCATCCTCAAGATCCATCTGAGCTTTTTGCAAAGCAAAGTATTGGTTTTCACCAGCCTTCAAGAAATTGTTACGTTGAGTTTGATTCAGCCTCGAACCTGTACGAAGGTTGTTATAAAGGTTGACAATTCTATCGGGTAAACCAGCAGTTTGTTCGGCGGTTGCAAATTCACCCTCACGAACTGTGGAGTTAGGGTCAATAGTTTTCATGAAACCAAAAACAAGTGCAACATCACTAGCACCTGATGTGCCAGCGTTCAAAACATTAAACCGAAGTTTCGAGTATCCCTCAGTCGCACTTGCATAGTTTTTAGATCTTTGAACGTACTTTTCTCGAAGGTTACCCTCCTGACTAAACAAAGTCTTCTGTCTCTCTTCGCCTCTTTTAAGACCCGCAAGTTCAGCCGCAAGAAGAGCCTTTTCACTTTCCTTCTCAGCCGCACTGCCTGCAAGCAAACCAGAGGATATTCGCTGGGCTGTAGACATAGGCGTTGCAGTTGTCTTTCCCAATGCCTGCGCCAGAGCGTTGAGGCGGTCAGGAGAGGCTAGTAGAGTTTGGGGAACAATTCCCGGCGCCACGTCAGCAAACCGCCCTAAGATGCCGCGCTGTTGCTCCATAGGAGCTTGCCTCTCTGGAGCACCGACCCCAATCACAGGGGTTCGCGCCATAATACCTTCAGTCATTTTAGCTACAGGGTTTGGATCTCTTTCAAAGCTAGGCGTCATGCTAGCTACATTCTGGGACATCATCTGTTGAGCCATCTTAGCTGGATCACCAGTAGCAGGAGGTGAAACACCTAACAGACCAGCTGGAGTATTTACCGTTGGTTGCTTCTTAAATAAATTGTCAAAAATACCAGCCATAATTATAATCCTCTAAAGTAATCCGCCCAATAGCGCCGCTATAAGTTTATCCGTCGTGCTTGCGTTTGATGGCAACATTCCCGCAACGGCGGCGGCACTTTGCATTTGCTGTTGTGATTCGGTCGGTGGGTTATAAGGGTTATAAACCTGTGAGGTTGTTCCTGCTGGGAAGCTACCTAAGAAGTCTGAGTATTGACCGAGGGCCGTGAATGGTGCTTCTTGAGCATACTCATACCGAGCCATAGCGTCGTCGATAGCTTTCTGAGCTTGCCCTTCACGCGCAACGCCAACAGAACCCAATTGAGCAATGTCTGCATAGTCAGCCTGAGCCATTTCTGGCGCATAGTTAAGAGCCGACTGCTGTCTTTCTCTTTCCGCTGAGTAGTCTCTGTAAGAGATGTCACCAGCAACATCACCCAAAGCCCTAGCTGTCTCAAGGGCGGCAAGACCAGATCCTGCCCTGCCTCGTTGAGCCAATTGACTGTTTATACGAGACTGAACTGGATCCAAAGCTCTCTGAATTGCACCCTCTAGGTAAGGGTTGCTACCTAAGAAGCCACCAGAAAGAGTCTTCTGTGTCAGGTCTTGAGCCGCCTGCATGACGGGGCTTCCAGCTAAAGCCCTCTCCTCTTGAGCGCGAAGTGCCTGCTCCGTCTGAGGCGCGAAGTCTGTGAAAGTTTGACCTTGATAATATTCAGGCGCACCCTGTTCGTACAGGCGTTGAGCTTCTGTCAAGCCGTACTCTTGATAAGGTGTGCGACCAGATACTTCCATAGTCGTAGTTGGTTGATACCGCGTGTTAGGGTCAACTGTAAGGTTTTGACCAGCAGTCATACTACCGCCCACATTAACCATCGTGGGTGGGGTTGATGATGGTAGAGCTACACTTGTATCGTAGACCCCGAGGCCCTGCAAGGGTGGCACAGTTGCACCTGTAAGATCCACGCTCGGCCTTTGCGTAATAGCAGGTGTTGAAGCCACAGTTGGATCTGGGACAAGCCCGTAGTTAGAAGCCCCCACAGTTCCTGATGCGCCGACGCCGCTCGAAGGCCCATACCCAGTTAAATTTCCTTCTGCATCGTACTGAGGTCTCATGTCCCTAGAAGTTGGTATTATATCAGGTGACGCAATAGGTTGAGAAAATTCAAAACCCTGATCAGGTGACGCAATAGGTTGAGGCATTCCGATAGTTGGTTCCTGCTTTTGTACTGGCGTTGCTGTCATAGTAGGTTGAGCAACGGGTGCATTAGGAGTTTCCGTTACATTCTGACCTCTGCGCCTTGCAAGCTCGTCTGATACGGCAATCAAGTCATAGTTGGACGTGCCTTCGGCAACACCTTGCATCATCTGTTCAGGGGTAAGGCCAGCTAATGGGTTGGCTGGAGCCATCACCGTCGGGGGAGCCATCACTGTTGGGGTTGTGGGAGCACTCCCTAAAAAAGTAGTGGCTGGAGTTGCTGGGGCTGAAACCGCAAGGGACGCATTTGGCCCGTGTTTTGCTCTCATGAAATCTGCGTAAGACATAATTCTATCCTATAAAAATATTTCCTATAATTTACACTGTTATTCACAGGTTGTAAAATGATTATCCTAAGACTACATAATCGAAAGTTTTATTAGCTATAGAGTTGGGTAAGTGATTAAGCGTCGCCTGACCGTTGATTCTGTTGCTTATATACATCTCAAACGCACTATCAGACGTACCAGATGGGTCAACCATCATCAGATTGACCATAAGAGACGGAATAGCTGGAACTACAAATGGTGTGGTCTGAGCCGCATCTGACTCCAAAAGCACATCTGTGTGTGCAACAGCCGCCACAACCTCAACATAATCATCAGCAACAAGTTCAAGCGGATGATTGATAGCCACTGGTGTATATCCATCTGTACCGCCGTGACGTTCTGTACAGGCAAATTTAGTTGCTGAGTGAGGATAGTCAGTGCCATTAACCCTAACCCAGATCCACGCCTTCTTAATTTGATTGCTAGAATTGGCAAATAAAGCAGATATATCTAAATCATAAATTCCAGCAAAATCTACTGTAATTCTGTTGCTAGCCAATGACATTCCATAAGCATATTCAGTCTGAGTTAAAGTTAAAACTTGAGGCGTGTTGGCTGTTGTAAATGTTACGTCAGCACGTTGTTCAAATGTGCCATAAGGATAGTCGTTAGCCGCCGCCGCCGCAACAGTCGTAGGCATAAATAAGATGACAGAATCTGGGCCAATTCGCCTATCTATGAGAGTTGTTGTACTTGCACCACCAGTCGCAAGCGTAACTGTACCAGTAGAGTTAACCTTACCCTCAACAACATTATTCACAACCTCAGATATTTCACGAGGTGTGCCGCCGCGTGACGGCAATCTCCTGTATTGGTTCACCATTACCTACGCCCCAGTTTTGATGCTTCTATCTCAACGCCCTGCGCCTTGCGCCACCCGCCAGTTAAGTTAACCCTTATCCTATGATACTTTCCTGTTGACCTAACGGGTATGTAGTTATCGCTGTTGAGGGTTCCCGCCGCGCCGAATTCAAAGGTATCTATCTGCCTATTTCTCGAAGCAACCTGCGCCGTAACAACCGCAGACTGACTTTGCTGTACCGTAACGTATGGGATAATGTTTCGGATGTTAGAACTAAAGCCACTTTGAATTTCGAACTCGCCTGTCTCAAGCGTAGCAGGCAACGTCGCGCCAGTGAATGACTGTATCTTTTTATCCTTAGACGCGGCAAAAAAGAACTCACCACCTCTATAAAACGCGCTATCCAGAGAAGCAGGCAAATCATCGATAGAGCCGCTAAGGTTATCCAAATTTTCAAGAGTGTACCCAGAACTGTATAGAGGAGCCAAAGTATCGACAGCAACCTCAGCGGTGCTCCACCTACCCAAAAAATAATTGTAGATAATAAGTTTGTCAGCCGATCCATCTGCGCTCTCCGTGCTAGGGTATGACCACACAACAATTTTGCGAATAGGGTCTACAGATGCGCTCATGTTCTCAGCGTACCCACTGTTAAAGTCACCGAGAAAAAACCTGTCTACTTTTTCCGCGCCAATTGGCGTAGATTGTGCGCCATCAAAAACATAAAAACCATCATCCGCAAGATAAAATACATTGCTACCAACATTGCACACACTGTTGGGAACCTTACAACCTCGATTGGTCTCTACCTTGTCAAACTGAAATATAAGAGGAGACCCAATGTACTCTGCTCTGACAATACCTTTTTGCATCAAGATGGTTGCGTACTCCCCGCCAACAAGCCCAGTAACCTCACCTAAGTCAGAGATGTCTTGAAAGTCAGCTTGAGTCACAGGATCTATAGCCCAGCTTGTGTGGTCATTAATTCCAGACCAGCGAACCCTATATGGTTTCGTTCCATCCGTTGCGTCATAGTTGTAACCAGTAAAGACAAAGTCACGAACCACAGCTATATACTTAGCCTTCGGAGCGTCAGCGGATAAGTCAGAGAATAAACCAGAGGCGGCGGCAGTTATAGTTTGTATCGGGTCGCCAAAGTTTGTTGCAATGACAGACTCTCCAAACTGAACGAAACGCCATCGGTCAGCGGCGGCGGTAGTATAGTTACCAGCCTTACTTATATTTGTGAGACTGCTGTCTGTGGTATCCAGTTTATACAATTTTGTGCTGTCGCCAGCGTAGAGTGCAAAGTTGTTGTCGTCATCGGTAGCCGCATACATACCTTTAATTATACCGTCAGCCGCACCACTTACAGGCGCGATGTCATCTAGGCTCTCGTACCCCGTAATTGACGGAACAACATTAACGGCAACAGTTGTGCCAGCGTTTCCAAAAGCAGAACGATCAGGCAAGAACTCACCAAATTTTATCATTGTATATTCCAATTCACGTCGCCAGCCGCAGAGGGCGACCAGATATTTACACCAGCAGAGACCACCGACCAACTTTCGTTACCCTCGGAAATCTCAGACCAACTTTCATCACCTTCAGATATGTCAGACCATACCTCATTTCCTTCGGAAACAATAGACCACCTCTCACCCAATATCTCGCCAGTGCCTAAAATTTGTGCAGATGAACTAACAACAGACTGAGCCACAACCTCATAGTTACCTGCTGATACCATGTCTGCGCTAGAGTCTAATGAAGCAGCACCAAGTATAACTATGCTACCCTCAGCAGTCAGAGATGCTGGGCCAACCACCATAGAAGACCCAAACTGTATCCTTATGCCCTCAGAAGCCACAGAAGCCGTTGTGGGGACGTTTGAAGCACCTACCTGTATTCTTATGCCAGAAGAGGCTACAGACGCGCTGGTGGAAGGCTGTGAAGCCCCTACCTGTATTCGTATTCCTGTAGATGATAAAGAAGCAGATGCAGAAGGAGAAGATGTACCTAAACGTATCCTAACACCTTCAGACGCTACAGACGCGCTAGTCGATGGCGTAGATTCACCTTCGCGTAAAGCCGCAGTTTCCCAGATGGGGTTGTCAAGGCTGTAGGGCAGGGAGTCAATAGTCCCCCAGTTGTCTAGCTGTTCTAAAGTTGGCCCTACAATCTCAGCCATAACTAGGCCGCAGTAATGTCAACGCCGCCAACCGCAACCTTGAAGATGTCTCCAGTTGCAATAGTTTTGGATGCGGTTAATTCCCCGTGGAACAACAGATTGCCACTGGTTGAAGCATCCCACACGCCAATATGCGTAATAGTTCCCCAGTCACCAGTCGCGGCTGAAAACTCTACAGCCGCATCGTTGCTGGCTACTGAGCTAGAAGCAGATCCAAATGAAATAGCTTGACGTGTATATCCACTACCACTTAACTCAGCACCGCTTCCATCATCAGTTGGTGATGTGGTGTGAAGGCTAAGATACACAGCCGCAGGAGCAGATGTGCTGGTTGTTCCTAAAAAATGATCCAGAAATTTGTTTTCCAGATAGTCACTCATTGCACTCATTATCTAAATTCTCCGTAATACGATTTCATGAACAGGCCAGTGCCTGCGTGTTTGCCCCGTTGCTCTTCGTTCTTAATCTCTTCAATAGATCTTCCAAAAAGAGCTTCATAGACAGCCGTCTTCTGGTCGTCCAAAAGATAAACAGTAGCAACAGCCAAAGATCCATATAAATATGCGTCGGGGTGGCGAAGCAAAATTGTGTTCGTGGTGTTGGTGTCGGACAGAGAAGGTATACCCTCACTGTAAACAATCTCAGCGGTATAGTCACTGTCAGGCGTTGGGCCAAATTTAATCTCGCCACCTATGATAGTGTAGCCACGAGGCTTTCCGCTTGTGCTGGTAGAATACAACTCTTCCAACTTAACTGGTGTGTAATACTCCAAAACTTCCGTCGGAGAGGTGTTTAGCTTTACAAGTCGTATCTGACGAAGGTCTGTCGGTAAAGAGACATACGGGTCTCCAGATGTGATGGATGCGGTTGCTCTCTTCTCTTGAGATCGAGCTTGCAACTCTCTATTCATTCGAGCTTCGGCCAAAGAAATAAAATCAGGGATCTTATCTGTTAGATCGTCACGCGCAATAAAATTGGCGACAGATGTCTTTAGTTCAGAGTACGTTCCAATAGCCATTATATATTTCCACCACCAGTTCTAAATAGGCGATTGTCAGGCTCGTTTAACCACTTCTTCCAACCCGTAGGGTTGTCTCTGGGGCGACCTAACTTCGACACCAACTGATGATACAGTGCGTCAGGTATTTCTGCAACCTTTTGGTTATGCTTCTGAGTGTTGCCAATCAAACTATTTTTTCTGTAGCTGTTAGCTTCTTCTTTGTTTGACTTTAACAACTTGTCTACATTCTGTGTAGTTTCAAAAACAAACTCTCCATCTAAGTCCATATGACACCACGTCTCTGCACCCGTAAGAGGATCTACTTTTACTAATCTTTTGTTCATATCATTTCTCCTTGTGATAAGGGAGACAAAGCCTTCTTAGACCTCGTCTCCCCATTCAAAGTAATTTACAAACTACGAAAGGTTGTAAACAGCACCGTGTGCTTTTGGAGCAGATACTTTTAGCGTCCACTCAGTGATGATTTGGAATTTCTCCGCGTCACCAGTTTTGGCTAGAGATTGTACGTCGAAGTTACGACCTTTCAAGGTGCAGATCGAAGCATAATCTGTGTCAAGTAGGTACACACGATCATCAAGCGTGAAACGGTCGATTGCAACGTCTAGCTGACCGTAGTCAGAAAGATACAAAGAAACGGAACCAACGATAGCGGCTTCGCGAGGAGCAGTATAGTTGATTTGGTTTGTCGCAACAGATCCACCATTCAAGTCGCTGAACGCGGCTTTTTTGGAAGGAGACACAAGCAACATATTTGGCTGACCGCCATCTGTGTATGCGGCTTGCATAGCGTTGTCGATCATTGCAAGTGTCATTGTACGATCTGTGCCATCGTCAGATGGGATGTGCGTACCGAGACCAACACCAGCGTTGAAAGCAGTCTCGTCACCAGCAATATCTACGTTGGTGATCCAGCTTGAAAGCGTACCAGCTAAACGAGTAGCAGAGCCATCACGAGCAACTGGGGTACAAAGGTTCTTCTCGATGTCACGACGAAGCTCAAGACCTTTAAGGACTTTTTGGTATGCAACTTCTTTTGCACGGCCAGCTTTGTCAACGGCATCAAGCGTACCAGATACAGACGCATCTTTTTGCGAGATCTGCATGTAGTTACCCAAACGAGTCGTTGCAGTTGGTGTGTCATAAGTAGCGTCAACACCTTCAGCTTGTGCGTTGTTTGAAACTGCGGCGGCTAGTTCTTGCACTTGCCATTCGACAAATACGCCGTTGCCTGTTTCTTTTTTAAGACCAGAAAAAACAGGTGTTTCAGTTGGGTCAATTCGTGTGATTACGTCAGCAAGGTCTTCGCGCTCGCCGACGGCAGTAGTAGTAGTATGTACAGCCATTTTAAGATTTTCCTAATAAAAAGTTGACGGCATCCTCTTTGGAGCCAGATTTGTTAAGTTTAGCAAGAGCCTGTTTATTACGACTAGATGCTCTTTGCCTCTTTGTAGTTGGGCTACCAGACTTTACTGCTTTAGGTGCTTTGCGTACCTTCTTCTGTGCTTCTGGCCGTTTAGCCATCAACTCATCATATAGGTATGCCTTACGAAGTGCTTCAATTGCACGGGAGTCACTAGCGTTTGAAAGCTCTTGCTCGGTATAACCAATGCGCTGTGCATAGTTTATAACAGCCTGCTTCTCGCGCATTGCGATCTCTTCGTCTTTCCATTCAGGTATGCGTTCCAACATACGCTGTTGCTCTTGAGCCAACTTCTGTTGGTGTGTTTGCAAAGCGTGTTGATGGTGCTCTTGAGCCATTCTATTTTGCTCACCCTGCACCTTCGCTATACTCTCTCGGCGTTCACGGTAAGCGTCTCGCTGGCGTGTCCACTCAAGGGGGTCATCCTGATATAGTTTGTCCCACTGTTCTTTAGTAGGTTCCTGCACCGCAGTAAGCTGGGCCTGAACTTGCGCTAAGGCTTGAGCGTACTGTTGTCGTTGTTGTAACAGAGCCTGTGCTTCGAGCTCCGCCTGCTTACGCGTGGTGGCGGCCTCTTGCATTCGGCTCTGGGCGGCTTGTTCTAATTGATAAGATTTTACAAGTTCTTCAGAAGTTACTTGTCTTTCCTCTCCATCAATTTTTACGGTATAAAGTTCTTCCTCTATTTCTTCAGGATCAACATCATACTCTTCATCATCAGATTCGTCCTCAGAATCAGATAGCTCTTCAGCGTCATCTTCTTCATACTCTTCGTCAAATGTTTCGGCTTCATCAGTCTCAAACTCTGTCTCGACTTCTTCGGCCACAGGTTCTTGATTATCTTCGCTTGCCTCTTCAGGGGCTTCAACATTCAAGAGTAGGTCAACAGCTTGACCTTTGTCTAACGATTCACCAGATCCAATAAGGGTACTTGTCTCGTCATTCATATTTTCAATCTCCTCAGATTATTCAGTTTCATTTATTTGCATTGATGCAAACTTACCAGTTGTAACAACCTCTTCCAAATGAGACTTCAGAGCATCCAAAGCCCTCAACATTTGAAAGATGTTTTCTCGGCCCTCATTATCTCTTTGAGGACTTTCTCGCCACGCTTCGAGATACACTCGCTCCATTGTAGCAAACGCATCTACTAAAATTTCATCACGAAGTAAAACCTCAGCCTTAGCCCCGCGATCCTGCTCCTTAAACAAATCACTCATCGATCTCTCCTATGTTGCAAAAATACCACAGTATGCGATTTACGCAAACAAAAATTATACTCTAACTGAGGAAGCTAAAGTCACCACCCTGTAGGTAATCGGAAACATTGCGACCTATGTCTTTAGTGTATAGGCCACCATACTTTTCACCAGTCCCCTTAACATCACCAAACCCTAAGTCTATGCCTAGATCTTCAAAGGCGGCCATATTCTTTGTGATACCGAACTCAGACGAACTCTTGCCCTTGTAAGCCCTATCCCCAGACTGTGCAATTATATCCCGTGCCGAACCAATTAAATTTGCAAAGTTTAAGCCCGTTGGCGTTGCCGCCGTGGGTTTTAATGCGCCAGCCTCGATAGCTTCAGCTATCATGTCGTCAGCCTTGCGAACCATTTGACCGCTGTCATAGTCCACTCGCTTGTTTACACTATTCCACGCATCTTCATCAAATTCAAATCCGTATGCTTGTTCCAGTTCATTGAACACGACGCCAGCTACGTTAGCCTCTGGTATAGCAGACTTGTACCCGTCATTCTTGCTAGACTCGGATGCAATATCATAGTTGCCATACTTGTCACGTTCGAGCACTGCATTGCCATACTCGGAACCTTTGTCGGCCAACATAGTAACCGCACCTATACCTAAAGCCAACGGCCCTAAGAACGCACCCGCACCAGCAAGGCCACCCATAAGTCCAGTCGTTGCACCCGTCATACCCGCAACAGCAGATGCCGCGTTTGCCACTGCAACCGCCTCGGCTGGGCTATCTATGCCACCCTCTAAAGCGGCAAGGCCACCTAGAATACTTCCGACACCTGCCGCCTGTTCAGCAAAGGGTAAACCAGTTGACCCCGTGTAGTTGGTCGCAAGGTGATCCGCCCCCACATAGGCGTTCGCTATGTTTTCAGCCGTTGGATCTTCAAAGGCATTAGCTATACTTAACAATCCAGCACCGTCAATAACTAGGCCAGACACCTGTGGCGGAATGACAGTTGAACCAGCACCCAAATACTTTTCGGACAAAGTGTTAACGCTATCAATAGCCTTGAAAGCGTTCTCGGTGGTTGGGTTGTCTATGAGGTTCTCAACTTCACCGACGCCGCCAAATATTTCCTTGCCTGCACCGTATGCGTCTTTAAGGCTATCAGGTATCAAGTCTTTAAGATTTGTATCTGTATATTCGTCATATATGTCTTTAATGGGATCAAGGATAGGCTGTACATACTCCTCGCCGAAAGGTTTCAACACACCTTCTTCAAATTGTTTGGTGAAAACCCCGACATCATCCGCGACATCCTTGATGGGATCCAACACTGGCTGAACGTAGGTTTCAGTAAAAGGTTTCAGAACATCTTCCTCAACACTTTTGGTGTACTCGCCAACTGTCTCAATACCCTGCTCAATGGGATCTTTCACAACATCAATTGCAGGTTGCACATAGGTCTCTGTGAACGGCTTCAAGACACCTTCTTCAAATTGCTTTGTCTGCTTTCCTAAATAGTCAACGCCCTGCTTAATAGTGTCTTCGATTACATTTCCATACTTATCAAGCAACAAGGCTCCAGCACCCACGCCAGCAAGTTTACCAAAATCTAAACCGTTGTCAGGCGGAGCAAAGTTGACAGCCATACTTGTGGACGGCCCCATAACCATCTTAGGAGGAGCTTGCCGTTGCTGAAAGTTTCTAGGGTCAACCGCAAAGCTACGTTGAAACTTGTCTTCTAGCGCACCATACTCTTGACCGTAATCTTGAGAAAACAAAGATTGGGTCTGTTGCATTTGTGGTGGCAAACCCAAAAC